CTCCGCCGAGCGTCAATGTCCCTCCCTGGATCCTGTCGGCCTGCATATAGCCGGCTGTAATCAGGGCCGCGTTTAATACGCCTGTCGTGATAAAATCTGCTACGAAATCCCCGTCAATCGTCCAAGCCGTATCATATGGTCCGTTGAATCCATTCTTACTGAATCCGATTCCGTTCATGTTGATCCGGAGGACCTTGGTCGCCGTCTGGGTGTCTGCCGTGTCCATGGCATATATCTCATGCGGGTCTCCGTTCGCGTCGGTGGCTATGAGGATATGGCCTCCCATTCCGCCGCGAAGTACCTCTGTAGCGTTATGCACTGCGCTTTGCACAAACGATTTAGACACCGTGCTCGCCTTCGCATCCGCCGCAGCCGCTTCCTCTACAGTATTCCCGAACCTTGCGGCCGCCTCTCCCAGGGTCATCGAATCATATCGTTCCGTCAGCACATTGTAGACTGTCTCTACGATTTCCAGCTTATCGTCCACGCCCAGTTCTTCATGCCGCACGGTTACCACATCGCAGAGCCTCAGCCTCTGCAGCGAGGCATACTGTGCATATTCTTCTGTCTGCCAAAGGGCTACGAACGAGACCTTCAAGCTTGTCGGCGCCTCACTTTTCGCGTTTGTCTGTGCATACCTCTGCGCTGCAGCCCTCAGCTGCGGCTTTGTGGGCTCTGAGTCAAATTTTTCTGACAGGTCGAGTGTTCTCGTCTTTACCGTTTCAAACTCGCCCGCATTCGGCGCATCAATGTATTTTTCCGTCAGTGTGACCACTTTGTCCGCGCCGCTGGAGCTTTGTCCTTCCCAATATGGGACTAGCCTTGTCCAGATCGATGACGCATCTGTCTCTTTCTTTACGTCTATCAGGTTTTTCCCGTATGAGATGACCACGCCATTGTCGGTACCTCTCGCGGCATGCAGCTTAACGGTGAATTTATCCCATTCATACTCGCCGTGCCATGTATCAAGGATGGATCCATCCATTCCCCCAAGGACCGACCTCACTGACGTCGGAACGTCTACAGAGAACGTCCCCGCCGCTGTGATGTCGGTCCAAAATGTGAAGCCGGTTGTTCCGTCCCCAGAAGCCGCATTGGAATTTATGAACGCAAGAGCCTCCACTGCCGACGCGGCCTCATACGGCATGACTACTGTCTTTATGAGGTCATATGACGTATGCCTTGCATATACGGTTATGATTCCTCCGATCGGCCTTGATATCTTATAGATCCTGAAAGGCTGCGGATCTTTTGTGTCGTCATGGATGGCGTATATAATCCGGTCCACTTGTATATCTTTGAAGTGAGCCGTTGCCGTTGAAATCTTCATCTCCAGTTCGAACTCGCCGTTTCTCACTTCTTTTACAGTGCACATCGTAGCGTCCGACAATCTCCCGATCCCTGTTGTCGTGAAGCTCCTCTCTGCGGCTCCGTATAGGATAGGTATCATTTTGTAAAAAACCTCGTTTTCACTTCAACCATGCTTATGGTGGCGGCCGCCTCCATCTCTGTTACTCCCGGATGGAGCATCGGGAATGAGTTGCTCTGCAGCGTGATATCCCCGTTTCTGTTTGTAGCACCTTCATAGCACTCTTCTATCTCACTGTCGATATCGATATAAGAGGTACAATCCGCTATTGTCACCGCTGTATATCCATCAATTTTCAGCGTCCCCGTTCCATAAACCCTGATCAGAGGTTTTGACTCGAACAATGTCGGATTCTCAATGTAAAACGAAAACGCATTCCCCTGCGCTGCCGGCGCATACCTGGTCCATATGTCGCCGTCATCCAGATATCTCTGGGGCTTACATGTGAACTTTATGTCAAATTCTCCAGCTCTCCCGTTTCTGATGACCCGTGGTTGGATGGCCGATATGACGGCAAGCCTGAACTCTCCCGGATGGGTGCTGTCCTTCAGTACTTTGTATCCTGTATTGGATGCCACGAATGTTCTGAACTCATCCATATTCGTTCGGAAATCAACACCTATCGCGCACTTATACGTGATCTCTACGTTCTTGTCTCGCTTATTATCGATGTAAAGATCTCCATCCCTGCCCGGGACGGAGATCATCTCGAAATCGTGCTCCGGCGATGCCCATGTGTCGCTGGCATCATCGACCAGGATCCCGAACTCCTTGCTGCTTCTCCCGGCAAATGTAAACCATGTGCTCATGACCACACCACCTTCTGGTTTATATACCTCGCATTCATTCGGTCTTCTACCTCATCCGCAAGTGCTTCGATATCCTGCCCTTGCGCTCCGTACACGTTGATCTGCGTGTCGCCATAGGTCACAGTCTGATTGATCGTCGTGCCGGCCGATCCTACCGCATCCTTGATCATGGACAGCAGCGTGCCAAGCCCTGACACGACCTCCGGCCCAGCTTCGCCTGCTCCGAGGAGCTGCCCGCCGGCCGCCCCGAAAATCGTCGGGTTGTCCAAAATCATCGGTCGGTCCATGGCCTTTCTATACCAGCTTATGCCGAAACTCGGCACCGACGGCGGCATGATCGAAAAGCTTCCGGTTATGCTCAGATGCGGGAGCGCCAGATGCGGCAGGCTCCACGAGAAGTTGAACATGCTCTTCATGGATTCTATCGCGTTGTGTACCGCATTCTTCGCCTCTTCGATCGGGTTCTTAATCTTAGACTTAATGCTCTCCCAGGCAGATCCTGTCACCGATTTAAGTGTTTCCCATTTGCTGCTGATCGTCGATCTAATGCTTTCTGCTGCCGTGGAAATGCCCGTTTTTGCAGCTTCCATCTTTTCTGCCATTTTGGAACGTGCATTTTCCCAGGCTTCGGACGTCTTTGTCTTTACCGCCTCCCATTTGTTGGCCACAGTCGACCTTACGGCCTCCGCCTTGTTTGATACGGCAGTCTTAATGTTTTCCCAAGCTTCTGACGTCTTCGTCTTTGCCGCTTCCCATTTCTCAGAGACGGTTGTTCTTACAGCTTCCGCTTTATTTGACACGGTAGTCCTGATATTTTCCCAGGCTTCTGACGTCTTCGTCTTTGCCGCTTCCCATTTTTCAGAGACGGTTGTTTTCACTTTTTCCGCCGCGTCTGACGCTGTCGTCTTCAGCTTCTCCCACGTATCGGAGAAGAAAGACTTAATGCCATCCCAGATCTCTGTGGTCTTCGTCTTGATGCTGTCCCACGTGTCCGAAATCTTTGTCTTTACGGCCTCGACCTTTTCCGAGACGGCCGATGTGATATTATTCCACGTCTCCTGAATAAATGTTTTGATGCTATCCCAGATCTCTGTGGCTTTTGTCTTAATGGCATCCCACGTATCGGAGATCTTCGTCTTCACGGCCTCTACGGCTTCTGCCGCGAATGTCTTAATTTTTTCCCACACCTCTGTGAATTTCGTGCAGACCGCGTCCCAGGCCTCCATGGTTCTCTGCTTTATGCGCTCCCATGTCTCCTGAATCGCCGTCACAAGGTTTGAAGCCATCTCTTTGATGGTGTCCCAATTCTTCCAGAGTGCGATGCCCGCCGCCACTACGGCGGCTATAATCAGCGGCAGTCCCATGATTACTGCTGTCAACGGTCCTCCGACGAGTCCCATCAGCGTCCCTCCGATGATCATCAGGTTGCCGACGGTGCTTATTACCGTCCCGATCACCATCAGTAGCGGACCTATGGCCGCCACTACGCCGGCTATCGTGATGATCGTCTGCAGCTGCCCGTCGTCCATCTCGTTCAGCTTGTCAACCCAGGACTGGAGCTTTTCGACCACTCCTATAATCTTCGGCATGAGCACGTCGCCCACGCTGATCGCAAGCTCACTCAGCTTTGACTGCAGCTCCGTCACCTTACCGTTCAGGTTGTCCTGCATGATCGCCGCTGTCTTCTCTGCTTCTCCGTGGAATCCGTCTATCTCGTTTGAGCTATCGTCAATCGCCTGCGTCAGCTTGTCGAAGTCTTCATCCGATGCCCCGACGATTGCCAGAAGGCCAGCCATACCGAACTTGCCCGCAAGGGCCGCCGCCGTCTGCGCCTTCATCGCGCCTTCCGCTCCAAAGGCTTTCCCTGCAAGCTCCTCGCACGCTTCCGCGTACTGGTCTTCTGTCAGCTTGCCGTCCTCGAACTGCTGAGACAGATCTTCCAAAGACGATTCATATTCTTCCTGGCTGATCTTCAGGCCGCCGAAGCCGTCTCTCAGCTTCACCATGACGTCACGCAGGGAGAGCATGTTGCCGTTTCCGTCATCCAGCGATACTCCCAGCTCGTCCATGGCGGCCGCCATGGCGTCTGTCGGCTTTGCCATATTCGTGAGGATATTCCTCAGGGCCGTACCTCCCTGAGATGCCTTGATCCCGCTATTGGCCATGAGGCCCAGAGCTGTGGCGACATCCTCCGCTTTATATCCCATCGCGCCGGCTACTGGTGCGCAGTATTTGAAAGACTCGCCCAACATGGAGACATTGGTGTTCGCGTTATTGGAGGCAGCTGCCATGATGTCCGCAAGCCTGCCAGACTCTTCCGCACTCATTCCGAAAGCGGTCAGCGCATCCGTGACGATATCGGATGTGGTAGCCAGATCTTCTCCGGAGGCCGCTGCCAGGTTCATGATGCCGGAGATGCCGCCGAGCATATCCTCTGTTTTCCAGCCGGCCATGGCCATGTATGTCATGGCGTCTGCGGCATCCGTCGCGGAGAATTTTGTCGACTCGCCCATCTCCCTGGCTTTGTCGCGCAGCGCCCGGAAGTCTTCGCCCGTTGCTCCGGAGATGGCACTCACCTTGCTCATGGAGCTGTCGAAGTCTGCCGTCAGCTTTACTGCGGCCGTCGCCGCGCCCAGGATAGGCGTGGTGACATATGTGGTTGCCGTCTTGCCGGCCTCCGTCATCTTATCGCCGACTTCTTTCAACTGCTTGCCGGTGGCTTTCAGCTGTTCTCCCATCACGGAGCTGGCCTGCTTTGCCTGTTTTTCCAGATCCTTCAGGGCTTTTGCATCTGCCTGGATCTGTCTCTCCAGCGCCCTCGCCTGCTCCGTGTTTTTGTTAAATCCTTCTGTCGCCTCAAGTTGTTTCAGCGCCTCACGCTCCGTATTCAGCTTGTCTCTCACTGCGTCGGCCGCTTCCCCCAGATATTTCTGTTTCTGGGCGAGCAGTTCCGTGTTCTTCGGATCCAGCTTCAGAAGGCGGTCGATATCTTTCAGCGCTGACTTGGAATTACTCAGCTCCTTTTGTACGTCTCTAAGGGCCTCTTCCAGCTTCGATACAGATCCGTCGATCTCTATCGTTATGCCCTTAATCCTCGATGCCATATCATCCTCCTAAAAACTCGTTGAACTGCTCCTGCCCGGCCTTTAATGGGTAATCCACATTGTCATTGGCCATCTCCGTCATGAGATCCCACACCATCCCCACCTCCAGTGCATCAATCTCGTCAAAGGTAAGGCCGATCTGCTTGCATCGGAGGAGGTAGGTGGCAGCATTTATTTCGCGGGTGGTGCGGGCTGATTTTTTTTTGCTGATGAGACCGTCTTCGTCCCTGACATCCAGAGGTCAATGATCTCCGGCAGCACGTTGTAGATTGAGAATGTGCCGAACGAGTCGATCCAAAGCCACGGATCCGGATACTCCGCTCTGAATGCCTTCTGCTCATCCGTGATGGCCGGCGTAGGAGCCATGCCCTGGAATGCAAATGTGTAGGCGATTCGCACGAACAGTTCGTAGTCGATTCCTGAAAAGATCCCGCCCTTCAGGCCGGACTCACTCTCTTCCGCGTCTTTCGCCCTTTCGTTTGCCTTATAGAGCATGTCCATGTCCTGGAGGAAATCCCTGCCCGGGAACAGACGGTTATACTGAATAGGCGAAAAGGCAGAAGCCTTGAAATTCAAGCTTCTGCCTTCCTCGATTTCTATGATTTTTTCCATTTGTCATCCTCCGATCACGGAGTCTGTGCGACTGTCCCGGGGAGCGTGACCTTTGTGAACCATGCGGTCCACGTCGCCTCCTTGTCGGATTTCTTCACGCCGCCTCGAACGATGTTCTTTTCGACGCCGTTGATCGTGACCGGGAGCGGGGATGCCGTGATGGACAGCTGCTCCTCATCCGGCTCCTTCATGTTGTCCTTGTTATCGCCGGTCTGCTGATGCCGTGCGGCTGTGCAGCTGTAGAAGATCCACCGGATGTTTTCCTTGTCGCCCTTGAACTCGCCCATAAGTGCGAACGGGGCCGGAATTGCATCCGCGTCTTCATACTGGATCCCAGTAGACTCATCCTTTACCTCACCGAGCAGATCAACCTTCAGCTGGTCGGAGATCTGCACGAACGTGGCAGTGATGTCGTAGCCGTTGTTGGAGCTTGCTACGATATAATCAATGCCATCGGCGCGGATCTTGGTGGTCTCACCATTTGGTGCAAACTCAATCGAGCGCAGACCGGGCTCATGCCGGATCTTCTTCTC